TGGACCAACATTTTCCATAGCCTTCAAAGCAGAAGCACGAGCCTCACCCCAAGACTCCACATCGCCAGACCTGTAACCAGCCCAAGAACCATGAGTTTGCTGGTCATGTTGACCACTCAAATGTTTCAATGTTGGTTTCAATCCCGGTTGGAAACGAACAATAGTTCTACCACGAAGAGATTTAGCAATAATGTAATCGAACTCAGCCCACGCTTTACGAATCTGACCGGGTTTATTGGATTCACCCATACCAACTGGTTTAATACCTGTTGCATCATTCCACGCAAGTGTTGCAGCAATTAAATCTTTATGATTCATGTCAACTCTGATAACAGGAAGTTTCACTGAGGAGTCTTCAAAACTTAACATTGCAGCAGCAGCCCAACGATGATGTCCGTCAATCACATAATTATCTTTTGAAATAATGATGCGACCACCATCATCAGTTTTTGTTCCTTTTTCTCTTAAACTTTTCATAATCAAACCTACTTTTGCAGCAGACATTTCTGCTTGAATAGGATGCAACTTGGCTGGGTCAGCAACACCTCTTTGAACTCTTGCACCACGCTTTTCCATCTCGGTAACAAAAACGGCTTTCGTGTCTGATGGAACTTGAGGCATTTTGTTACGAGGAATACCAAGATTGTCCTCATCATAAAGTTTTGTATTCTCAATGTGCATATTTGTTAAATCAGGATTGTCTTGCCTCTTGGACATAATGTCCATAATTTGTTTTGCTTCTTTTTGGGTTACTTGGATTCTTTCACCATTAGCGAGTTTCTCTGCTCTTTGTTCAATCGTTCCAGAAGCATCAGGTTTTCTACCCGGTTTTAATTTAGGTTTAGGTGCATTCGGGTCTGTTACCTCTTGCTCACCTTGAGGTTGCTTAGGTTTAGTTGCTGTTGCATCAGAACCTATTCTTCTACGCGAACCAGCATGTGAACTTTGGTCATGCGTACCATGTTTTTCTACTTCGTGATTTTGTTGTAAATCGAATCTACCCAAGAATCGATTTGTTCGTCTGTCATCTCCGATATATCTGATGGTAATTCCACCATCTGAATCTCGTCTTTTTTCGGTGACACCTGTTCCTCCTGTTCCTATTTCTTCAAAATTAACAACATCCCAAATACTGATTTGGTTTCGTTGTCTCCCTAACTCAACTGCTCTACCTCTATCTTGAACATTCTGAGAAACATCAAGATAAACCTTATTGTCTTCTTTATTGTGCCACAAGCCTAAATATTTCTTACCACCACCGAGGTCTTTCTTGTTGGCTTTCACAAAATCAGCCAAAATTTTTCTTCCCTTAACTGGGTCATAGAAATCATCAGCATCCACGATTGGGGCTTTCTTAACAGGACTGGCAACCATATAGCCCTTGGTTGGTTCAGAGCCATCCCTCATGTTCACGGAAAGACCACCATTGGCTTTAACTCTGTCCAAAACTGATTGTGTTAAACCAGTGCTCACACCACCTGTTGCCCAATTACCATGACTGGATTGGTCATGAGAACCATGTTTTAGAACAATGGACTCAAGAACATCGCCATCAGTATAAACAAACTTGTCAATATTTATCATGTTCTAACCTTAACATTCACGGTTCTTGTTTCTTTATCAATTCCAGTGATTTGAAACTTTGTTCCCCTAGCCAAAATGTACTCATCCTCTTGTTGCAAAGCACCCCACAAATCAGAACCATCATCTTGACCAATAAAGAATTTTCTTGGCTGAAATGCTTTAGTTCCTTTAGGGACATCTAAAACCATGATGGCGTAATCATCACTTTGATTTGCTGAAAAAAATTTAGCCACATTAACATTACCAGTTGTTGACATATAACCATTATCTTGAAATCCATCCCCAACTTTGGAATCTAATAATTTGTTAGCAATTCCCCCATAAACCCCTCTCAATAAAGTTTTATCTTCTGTTAAACCGGGTGTGGCTTTGATAACTAAATCCATTCCTTGAACAGTAAAAGTATTTTCTACGGTTGGGTTTTTAAGTCTAAGTGCATTATTTGTTACCATGTAACCACTATTTGTGTAGTTCCAAACTGCTTCATATATTGGAGTGGAAACAACTGCTTCGGTTGGATAAGAACCATCCGTAGCCCAATTACCATGAGAAGACTGGTCATGCTGTTGATGCTTACTTACATCACTAACTGGTCTTACCGAAACATAAGTAAAACCATTCTCCTTATCCCTATTAACAACCTCAAATTTTCCTGAAACAATGAACTCACCCTCATCACCAAATAGGGAAGCACCAAACTTTGAAGTATCTAAACCTTTTGTGTTAGAACCATATTTAATGATTACAGGTTTACCATCACCAGAACTAGCAAACTTTTCGGCAACATTATGTCGCCAAGTAGCAGAAGCAACAGGGTTAGACATAATTTCACCTACGACTGGAAGTTTACCTTTCCAATTAACCCCTGAGCGTAACAAAACTTTACCCCCAGCATTTGTAGGTGTAACGGAATGCTCATCGATAGCGTTCAAAAGAGTTTTTACTGAAGAAACGAACTCAGGTGCAGCATCAGAAGGTTTACCATCACGAATGTTTTGTGCAACGGTACGCCATTGGGTGACATCACCAATTTTTTGTGTGTATGCTTGTACTGCTTTTTTTTGTTCTGAGGTTATTTGATTTGTTCCTGCCCACGACCCATGTGTTGACTGGTCGTGCTGTTGATGCTTTTGAACTGATTCAAAGAACGATTCTAAATCACCATCATTGACCAATACTTGATAGAACTCAGCCATCTGTTCAGTGTCAAATTTTTTCATCATGTTTGCGTAACGAACAGATTTTTTAGCATCAATCATAAACTTGTTCCCTCAAAATTTGTGATTGGCTGTTTTGAAACAACAATAACTGACCTGTCTAAAATAATTAAATTACCTCTAGAATCATCACTTGCTCCTGTGTAAGCCTGATAACCCAAAGAAGCCAATTTACGACCAACATTATTCTCATGATTTGCTGGAGTCGTGCCAGAAGTTCCCTCACTTGCTTTATTTATCCAAAAAGTTGCAACATCATTAGTTACTTTTTTAACAAATTCTGGGGAAGGCATTTTAATATTTTTAGGTACAAGTATCTTCATTGTTTTACCGTTATTAAAAACACCTTCTGATTCATCCATATTTGAGGCATAACTATCAGCAGTATCTTTTACTTTACTTGTGTATGTACCTGAACCTGAAATGCCTTGTCCAGAAAAATATTCACCCTCAGTAAAATCTTTTATGGATTTATTGGCTGATTGACTTATTTCTGAATTTTCATCACCTTTACCTGATTCAAAGGCATCAATCGAAAAATCTGTGACACCTCTATAAACGGTTATGTATTCATTCGTTTTTTCTAATTCATTTAATTCTTGGATGGTGTTAGTGGTTTTTGGTTTACCATCAAAACCTTGTGATTTAATTATGATGTCTAAAGCAACATCGCTTGGTTTTTGACCAGCACCTAATTGTGCTGCAATTTTATTTTGCATGTAAAGAGTTGTTTCAGGGTCAGCAAATATTTCATCAAGTTTTTTTGTGATGTCAACACCTGCACCACCAATTTTTGTAAAACCACCACTTGCCCAGTTACCATGCGACTGCTGGTCATGCTGTTGATGTTTTTCAAACTCCTCAATGAAAAAAGGATTGATTAACTCGGGGTCAAGAATAGGGTCAACAATCTCATAAAAAATTTCTTCAGTCTGCAATTTCAACACCACTTTTTATGTAAGCATTTCTTAACTGATTACCTGCTTCAGCCCCAGCAATATTAGTAGTTATATCTATAAAATTTCTTGCAAACTCTGCACCATGGGATTCGTAACGATTGGTTTGTGTGATTGCTGTCCCAAAATGGGCTAACTCATGAAGAATAGTTGGTTCATTCTTTGTGAAAATTCTATCAACTGCAAGATTATTCATATACTGCCATCCACCAGAAACAGTAAATTTACGACCAACTTCCCACTTACCTTGAGTAGTATTAGAATTCATTGATTTAACAACAGGTTTACCAATACGCGAAGAACCAAAATTTTCTTTCCAATAATCTGTTTCTAAAACAGCATCAACATATCTTTGCACACCTTTAGGTGTACCGTCTAAATGTTTTTCACCTAATTTAGATTGAATTTGTGCTGCTTCATTTCTAGCCCAAGAATCCCATGCTTTTGAATACTCTTTATAGGCTTTTTTGTATTCTTGCTCTGTCCCAAAATCTTCTCTTTTTTTATCAAATTTTGGTGCTGGTAAACTTGTTCTTCCATCTTGTAATATTGCTCTCTCAGCATCATAAATTTTTTGTTGTTGACCATCAGTTTTCTTATGAAGAGCCATGATTTCTTCAGTGCCTAACTTATTCCCACCTCTAGCCCAACTGCCATGGGAGGACTGGTCGTGCATCGCATGTTTTTCAATTATTGGTTTAAGACCGGGTTGGAAACGAATTTTAACAGTCATCAGAATTCCTCAACGAACTCATCTTGTAATTCTTCAGGAGTAATCGTTCCCCTATCAGGAGGAATCAGAACAGATGTGCAACGACAATTAGGATGTGCTGGGGGCATCAAATCACCATTAGTGAAAGGAGAATTCCAACCAACAACTTCGCCTTGTAAATCTAAACAAATATCACAAACATCAATCGGGGCAGTAATCCACATTTTCTGTGTCCCACCATCAACAAGACCACCTTCAAATGCTTGTGTCCAACCTAAATATCTTCCACGATTAGATGCTTCCAAAATTTCTGTTCTAGCAATCATGTTTGCTCTAGCACGAACAAGTGTGGTTCGATACTTTCCTGACATCTCATCTGCTCTTGCTGTTGCTCTTGCTCTAGTTAAACCTTGTTCTTCGTATTGGTCAATAAGTCTTCCACGATAATCGTAAACAGCGTTAGCCCAACGAGGATGCAAACCAACAACATTCTTCAAAATTTTTGCTGTCTCACGAACTGTTACTTGGTCAGTGAAAGAACGCGCAATGATTTGTCTGATTGAATCACGAGTGCTGTTATCAACGGCTGAGATAAGCACACCTGCTCTTGTTGTGGCATAAAGAATTGCCCTTGGGTCAGTGGTTCTGAAATTGAACTCTGTCAGTGTTGGTCGAAGGTATGATGGAAGATTAGTTGGGTCAAGGTTTATGAACTCGCCAGCATTCAAAGGATTAACTTGTCTTGGAAGATTATTGTTTTGTCCACGCAAAACAGCGCGAATGTTTTTAGCAGTAGCACCAACACTTGAAGTGACGGCTCTGCTTAACTGATTAACAATTGCTCTGTCAGATAAACGAATAGATAAAGAATCAACAATTTGGTTTACTTGTGTGGCATTCAAATCACGCAAAGCACGAGCGATTTCTCTTTCATCAACTCTGCCCCAAGCACTATTGATAGCGCGTTGAATAACTTGGGCTAAAGCAACTTCTTGTGGGGTTAAACTATCGGCTTTCGTAACCTTGGATGTGTGAATCATTATTCAACATCTTCCGTAGGCGAAGCCGTCTGCCCTCCATCAGCCACATCATTTATTAAAGCGTATTCATCATCGGTTAAAAACTCGTCTTTACCTTTTGGTGCAACACCCATTGCTTCAGCGTTGTTGTGGTCAGCAGGTGGAAGCCCACCAAGTTCACGCAAATAATCTTCCAGATTTGGGTCAGACATGATGAGACCAGAGTTAGCCAACTTGGAAACATAGTCACCGATTTCTGTTAAATCAATGTGTGAAACTTCACCATAAGTTAAGAATGGTGCGCGTGCTGTGTCCATACCATTAAGTTTTAATAATCTTGGTATTGCGAACTGGTTGATAACTTCTGCAATTGAATTAGCGATAGCATCGACTGCCATTGACCACAAATCCATTTTTGCTGTGCCAAGGGAATAAGAACCAACTCTGTCATGTCCAAGGAGAATGAAATCTGAAAGAACTGACATTGCGATTCTTTGGTCGTATCTGTTAATAATTTTATCTGTATCGAACTGACGGCTACCACCTGTGGAAAGCAAAGATAGGTCAAACATTTTGTGACCTGATTCGTCATACATTAAAGGCATAACGATGCCTTCTTGTTCGTTTCGTTTCACATTTTGAACTATTTGTTCAATTGAATTACGGAAACTTATTTGTTCAGCAGATGCTGTTGAAGATAAATATTCTGGTGGAATGTAAGCGATTGGTAAACCTGCTAAATCTCTTTCAATACCAACTGCTTCGATTTCTTCGATTCTGTGTTTGAAATACCATGAACGATATGCGTTACGAAGAAGTGAACGACCTTCTGGATTGTTTTTGTCATTCTTTACACGGAACAACAAAGCCTTTTCAATAGGAATAGGTTTAATATAAATTGAGGCTGAAGGGTCTGATTGAATCATTCCCTGAATTCCACCTTCTTCATCGAACATCCATTGCCAAAGTGTTTCTTGACCACGAATAGCGAATTTACGCCAACCTATTTTGTTGTCACTATATTTTGACCTGCGTTTAGGGTCTTTTGAATCTCCACCACGAACTTTGTAAACTATTTCGTGGAAAGCGTAACCGTAGGTAAGCATTGAAAGTATTTGTGTAAGGGTTGCATCCCAAGAATCTGACATATCGTTTAAGCATTCGTTTATGAACTCTGCTGTTTCTTGGTCTTTAGGATTTGTTTCACCATCTGCTGATTTATCTGAAAATGGGTCTATGCGCCAATCAAGTCGTAAGATAACTTTTTCTATTGCGTAAAGTATTGACCCAACTGTGGGGTCGTTGTCGGACATTTCACGATAAACTCGTGCGCCTTTAGTGCCACGAAGGTTCGTTAAGAATTCTTCGTATACTGTGCCACCAGAGTGCTTTAACCCTGTTGAACCAAACTCCGATAAATCTGGTTTAGCCACTTAAACCTCTAGTCTCTTGATAAGCCTAAAACTAAGCGTAACGCTTGTGTCTCTGTGAATCCAGCCTTTTGTAATGATAAGAATAGTTCGTGCATCATCACTGCTGCATCATCGAGGGTAACAAAGTTGACGCTTGATTCGTTCTTCTCCATCTAAAAAATTATACTGGGATTAAGTGTATATCAACCCCAGTATTGTTTTTAGATTAACTCTTCAAATAGTTTTGTTTTCTCTTCTTGTTCTTTTAATTCTTTATGGTCTGGTTGATAGTGTTCTTGAAGATGTTCTAAATCTTCTTTAACTAAATATGTTTTTCCGTCTGCTCGTAATTCTGTTTTTAATATTGCTGAGCATTGGCATGGAATTGTGTCTGGCATGTTTTCTCCCTTTGTAGGTGACAGGGACTTGGAGTCCTCCACTCGGTTGGGGAATTATCCGTTGGGTCGTCATCCCTGTCAAAACCTAGTATACACAACTGGGGTTTAGAAAGGAACTCCTGACCAAGAATCCTCTTTCGGTGTTTCCCAAGGGTCAGGTTGAGAAGATGGGGTAGCAACCTCAACTCTTCTACCATTAACAGGGAAACGCTTCAAAGACATCGCAATCTCTTTAATCGTAACTTCCATACGACCAGCAGGTTTGCCTTCTTTATCTGTCCAAGAATTGTAGGCAACTTCACCAATCACAATAACTGGGTCGCCTTTCTTCAAACTTGTTTGAATATGTTCAGCCAACTTATCAAACGCTGTACAAGACCACGCTGTTGTTCCTTCATTACTCCAAGTACCATCAGCATTTTTTTTAGATTTAGATGTCATCACTGTAAGTTTTGCTAAACGCAAACCACTATCTTTCGCAACAATCTCTGGGTCTTTTGCAAGATTGCCAACAATAGTAATTGCTGTACTCATTTATTTCTCCCTCTTGTTTTTCATTTTTTGTTTACTTTTAGGTGTTGCTTTGGAAATGAGTATAATACCCAACTCCAAAGGTTTCGGTGTGATATTACGAGTTTTGCGTATGAGGTCTCGTTCTTGCTCACTTAAACCACCCCACACACCCATGACACGATTATGTAAACCATATTCGGCACAAGGTTCTCGGAATTCGCAACTGAAACATATTTTTCTAGCATAACGGTAATCACTGACAACAGATGCGCCTCTTATTTCACTGGCAAAAAAAATCTCTGGGTCAGTAGAAGCACAAGGTGGGTTTTCGAAGTTTGGGACTTCGTGAACCGACATTACGACTCCTTTTTATTTTTCTTTCTAATAAGTTGTGCAATTCTTTTTCCGTTTTCCCAAACTGCACCTGCTGCAACACCATCATAATAAGATGTTGAAGGTTTTACATAATGACTGCAATCATCCCAAAGATTGCAACCACGGCAATAATCTAATGCTTCTTGCGCTGTTTGTATAGTGATAGCATCAAAGAGTTTTGGATTGGCATTTCGGCAGGGCGCGAGCGATAAGAAAACAGGATTACTGTATTTTGGTTTAGGTTTTTTTGGTCGCGCCATTTGACCAAGTTTAGTTTAACTGGGGTGTATTTTCGTTCGCTCATTGTTTGGGCGTGGCTCTTTCCATCCGGATACGCATGTATGGGTATCTCTCTTCTAACAATTTCTCAATCTTTGCATCATTGTCTTCGTGAAGTTGTTTTAAGATTTCTTCGCGTTCTTGTTTAGTCATCTTCTTCTTCATCGAACTCATCCTCGCTCTCACCTAGGTAATCGTCAATCTCGTCACCGATTCTGCCTATTGCGTAATCAAGCATCCCTGAATGTCTCCAAGGTGGTGAATTGTCGTCATGTATTGCCATAACCCAAAATTCATTATTGCCACCAAACCATTCGGATACAAGTACCCAACCTGTGCATATTGCTGGTTGTTGAAAAGCAACTCTGCCTAATTCGGCTATTGCATCTTCGATGGGTTTAGCATCGGGTTTTACATCTTCATCTTTACCATCGGTCATGGGACTAACAATACTTCTTTTTTTGTATTTTCCAAGGACATTCGGAAAGAGTTTTCAAATTCTGTGTGCAGGAATACTCGGTGGGCTATTTCATTGAATTCTTTTAATTGTTCAGCAGGTAAATCAGATAAATCTTTCATAATGATATTGGCAAGTCTATTGAACTCACGGATATTAACCCTTTGATTCATTACGACCTCCTAATATCTTTTAGTACCAGTTTTTCTTTAAGAAATGCTGCCAAGCGTTGCATGGATTCGAATAACGCTGGTCTATATAGCGTAATCCCCAGCGAATTTGGGTCTTTGGATTGGTTTCCCAATCAGAACCCTCACTAGCCATTTTAGACCCCGGCAAGGCTTGTGGGATGCCATAAGCAGAAGATTTTGGGTTATCTGCCGTATGCCTCCAATTTGATTCTCTTTCCCACAACTTGTTTAGGCAATCAAATTGTGATGCTCCCCAACCATACTTTAATGCTTGTTCCTGAGCGTATGAGCGACTTCTATTAGGATGAGGCTTTGCTCTCTCATAGGAAATAGCACCCAAATACAAATTGGGGTTGGTTGGTGGATAGTTGTTTGCGACAGATTGAGACATAGGTTCAGCCAAAGCGTGCTGACTGAAAACTATTGCCCCTAACCATATCGCTATCCATGTAGCGATTGAACGCAAAAGTTAGATGTCCTCGTTTGTCGCACGGTCACTTCTGCTTACAGTTGCTTTGTTCCATAATTGACTACGCCTAATGTAATCAGGTTCGGCTTCAGCGACTCTCTGGATTGCTCCAGCGCAAATAGAAGGAACTGATGCTACGAGCATGTCATGTGCAATCGACACTGCTTCTTCATCAGTTATGCGAGGTTTTTTTGATTTAAGGACAGCAACAGCATTTTCTAATGCTTTGTCTGCATCTGTACTTGGTAGTCCAGATAATTTCATAGGGGTTCTCCTTCCCTATATCCAGTAGAACTGGGGTTAGTTTATTTTAGCACTAAACCCCAGATACTTCTTGAAATGATGCTATTTCAACTCAAGGCGTTTTGCAAGGTTGAAACACCATAACCTGCTTCTTCCAACCAATTCAAAACCTTATCCTTATCTGCTTCACGAACCAGCACATCAACTGCTGTGGAAAACACATTTGATGTTGGTTCAACAAGGATGAAGATAGTGAAAGGGCAATCAATATCACCTTTGATAAGTTGTTCACCGAATTCGTTGAAATCAACTTTTCTGTTTGTGGTTTCATCTACCCAACCTGTTGTCCAACCAGATGCGATTGAAACTAAATCCAAATTCTTAGATGAATCATAATGTCCACGCCAAGCATCAGTTTTAATCCATTTTCTTGGTGAACCATTATTTTTCACAATGTTTGTAAACCATTCACTTGGTTCATCACCATCTTGCGTGTAACCAGTGTGTGAACCGTAACGCACCCATTCTGTTTCACCAGAACGAACACGATAAATGGTTGATGCGTTTTCTAAATCTGATTCGTAGCATCCTGAGCATAAATCTGCTTCTTCAAGATTAGCCCAAACATAATCATCAGATTCTTCTTCGCAAACTGGGCAAACATATTGTTCGTGAATATCTAATACTCTATCGCTTTGGTCTGACATTATTTTCTCCCTTTAATTGGGTCTCCCCCGATGCGCTCGCCAGAACACTTCGGGGGGACATTTTCAATTAGTCAATTCGTGATTGACCGTAAGCATCGATTCCGTATTCGCGTAACACTTTTGCGAATGCGTTAACGAATGCTTCTTTGCGTGTTAATGATTGACCGAACTCACGGCAAGATAGGTCATAGCCACCTTCGTAACTATTTTGATAACCTAGGTCTTTGTCTTTTAAGAACTGAACAAACTTGCCTCGTGCTGGTCGAATCTTTACCCAAGCAAAACCACAAACGCCACCTTCAATAAAATATGTTTGTTTGGTGTTGTCGATGATGTTGCTGAATGGTGTAGTTTCCGTACCTACAACCATTGGGGTTACTTGAACTTCGTGACCTGCTTTTAATCCTGCTGCATAGGCTTCACGATAAATCTCGTCTACCGATGCCTTCTTGATTACTAATGTTGTCATTCTTGGGTCTCCCTTCCCTCTACTTCTATTGTACCAAACTGGGGTTTAGTGTCAAGTACCTAGCCAAACTTTTTTACAAGAAGCCAGAGTGTGAAAAAAAACCACCCAAGCATCAGCCAAGTTTCGGCTGGGGTTAAAACTATATTCATACCAGACTCCATTCCACTGATTGAAGAGTGAAACCTAAATCTTCACAGGTATAAACCCACTCTTTAGTTTTACCAACTTGAATCACAACCTCATCACCAACTGAAAGTGATGTGTGTGTTCTTTCTTGTGGCAAGTTATCTTTGATTGAATCCCAAATTTTGCCACTTTGTTGATTTGTGATTGCAAAAACTTTTTCACAAATCTGATAGTCAGACAAGTTTTCAAACTCGACTGGACATTTGAAAGTGAAACTTGTTACTGGCTTTTGTTCTCTACCCTCAATGTTGCTGAAGGCTTTGTAAACTACCTTGATTGCTTTATCGTACATATAAGTGACCTCCATAGATGTCGGCTTGCTCGATTAACAACTCGAATGAATTGTCGTCAAGCAAGTTATATTTTGATTGCAATTCCCCATTTTTCTTTTTTGCTGGGGAAGACCAACTCGCTGTTTTCACGAGTTTTCCTGTTTCTTTCTCTACGAAAGCGTGAGCAGAACCATGATTTTGATTTGATTCTTTTTGAACCACACGAATGAATTTTTTGCCTTCTTGATATTCGTATGATGGCTCTTGAGTTTCAAATTTTTGGATAACAAAATCTAAAAGTTGTTCGTCTGTTTTTTTATCAAACAATTCATCGTTTGCTGTCCAACGATAAATTTGCTCAAGGCGTAATTGTTTTAATTGATTTGTGTATTTATCTAGTCGTTCTTGTAACTTCTCGTTCACGGTTCTCCCTTCCGTTAATTCTATTGTTGCATAACTGGGGTTTAGTGTCAAGTACCTCTGATGAAGTTTTTTAGTAAGACAAAATTATCTTCGTATGCGCTACATACTTGACAGCATTTCAAAAGAGGCTCTCGTTGAATGTATTCACAATGTGAGCAAATAGTTTTTTCTATCCATTTTGTATTTTCTTTATTCATGGGTTCTCCTGTTTGCAGTGGAAACAAGAAACTTTGCCGTTGTCATTGATGTAAGCATAAAGAGATTGATAGTTTTCACCACAATCTGTGCAAGTGAAATCTTGTAGATTTTTAATCAAGTTAGTCATTTGTGTCCCCCTTTGCAGTGCCATTCACAAACATTTACCCAGCCACCATTTATGAAATCACAATGGTCAGTTTTTTTATCCCAGCAGATTTCACATTTCATTACTTGCCCCCTTTGTTTAATTGCTTTTCACATTCTCCGTATGTTTTGTGAGCAGTCCATCTATTCGTAATGACCATTCCACAATCAACGCAAACATTTCTTTCAATCCATTTTGGGTCTTCCCATGGTTTCATCTGGGGTCTCCCTTCCCTCATACTTTAATTATACTATACCCCGGTTTAGGGTTTGGGAGGTGGGGTGGGCGTGGCTCAAACACTTCCCTCACGAATTCGATACCCTAGTGTTCAAGGAGACAAATGGAAACACTAAAAGGCATCACAATTGTAGGAGGCTACATAGCCCTAGTAGTACTACTAACAGTTATTGCTTAAATCAGGCTTTATCAAAACTGTTTTTGAATCGTTCCCATTCTTTCATTTCAGAGAACTCATCCTCATAATGCCAAAAATAATTAAACAAACCAATACTGATAAGTGAAACAAAAAATATTGCCAACATAACAAAAACGCTCATATTCTCCCTAACTACTATTTCTTCAAACAATACCAAACCCCTGTAAATAAGCAAGCATCAGAATCGGCTTGTCGTGTCCCACTTAGCATAATATCTTTCACCATCTTGCTTCGTAGCCTCAAAGAAAGCCCCTTTGGTTGTCTCATTCGGGTGATAATGTTTTATATCACAAGGCACTGACACAAAACCCTTGTCAGCCATCGCTTGCTTCCTAATATCGTTATCACCAAACCACCACCTAAATTGTTCATCAGGTCGAACTGGTGAATCTAATCTTAAAACCCACGCATAACCACATATATCA